TTCAACAGCGTGACGCCATATCGGCGCTCCCGTGCTTGCCGCAGTTCTTTGATCAGCTTCGGCACTTCTGGAAATGTCTTGCCGTCGAGAAGTTTCGCCGCCTGCACGTTGGCACTGCCCTCGGCATAGCCAGCTTTTCTCGCACACTCGGTGTTGCTGTATCTGCCCTCGACATAATACTTGGCAAATTCTCGTTGCCGGTTCGTCAGCCCGGCTGGTCTACCTACCTTGCCCATAGCGATATTTTTTGCCCTTTGCAGTTTGAAAAACCAAAAATCAACGCCCACCCCGACTCATAAGTGTTACAACGGTACAGAAGTGATACAGCTGTAACCGTTGCTCAGTAAGGGTTGTATCGGTTGTATCGTTTGTATCACCATTTTCAAAAATTTTTTATTGAAAGCAACAACCCGGAGAAAATCGTTTTATGCAACGGTTTTATTGTTGACTGTCACTGATCATTTGTTACTCTTACTTATCAACCCTTGGTGATCCTTGGTCCGTGGACCGTGGACCCACAACACAGGAGAAAAGATATGCCGAGATTTTACGCAAAGCAACAGGTCTTGGACAGTGATGGCAAGTACGTCGCTGACCGTCTGTTGCCTGTGTGTGATTCGATTGGGGTTCTGGAGAAGAAGCTGCTGCGGAATCGTGAAGTCTTCCCGCTGAAGGAAGGTCAGCGGTACGCTGGTCGGATTTATGTTTACCGTGTGGTTCGCAATCACAGGACGGTGCCGCATGGTATCTACGTCGTCGATGGTAACAAGCTGAAGAAGATGAAGCGCATGACGTTCATCGAGTTCAGCATTGAAGCGGAGGATCGTTACGATGGGTAAGGTCAAAAGCTGGCTGATGGGCATGGAAGAAGATGCCACATGGATGAGCCGTGATTCGTGGGCCGCTGAACATGGTGCGATGAATCTGCAAGTTTACGATGATGTGCAGGGCCGAGCATCGAGTATCGCAAGATCGAGGCAGCGGAGCGTGAAGCCGACGCCTACATCGACAGGTTGAACGGCGATGGGTGAGCGGTTCATGGTTGCTGAAGAGGGCTGGTATGAAAATTTTGTGGTGGACACCAAGTTGGACATCACGGTGGCTGGTCCTTTTCGGTATGTCGAGGAAGCTGTTTATGAAGCGCGGATGTTGGAGCGCGAAGCAGAGGAGCAAGAAGATGACAGTGAAGATTATTGAGGCCGAGTATCAGACCACGTCGGTGCAGTTTTGGGAGGTCAAGCACATCAAGGGCTGGCCCACCGACCATGAAGGTCAGCCGCGTGATCTCGATGATGCTCATGATCATTACATCAAGTGGGGGCTGCTGTTCGTGCAGTGGGAGAGGGACGACGGTCATGTCGAGTATGACCCGACTGGTGAATCCAACGGTGAGGCCGACGACCACAAGTGGCCGGACCGCGAGTACATCGACGGGGAGTTGGTGGGGTGATGGAAGAACTAACGCTCGACCATGAGCCTAGTCTTAATCACTGGGCGAAGGGCATTGCCAACGAGGACGTAGCTACCGGCTACCACACTAACTGGGACCATGCCTACGAAGAGGCATGGCACTGGCTGGATGCTGAATACAATTACAACCACGAATACCAAGGGAGTTAGCGTGATGAGGGACATATTGACGGTGCGCTTTGTGATGGAACGCGACTATTGGGTTCAGCCTAAAACAGACGGACTTGGGGCTTTCGACCTTGGCGATATGATGGTGTGCAGCGGCCACAATGTTAATGACACGCTGGCGCATGAGTCGGTGTTTGACAATCCTGTCAGTCCGTTTCGCCCGCTTAAAGGCATCCACCAACACGATGCCAATCTATACAACATCCAAAATTTTCACGACGAACCGGAGGCGTGGCTTTTGAGAGAGATGCACGAGGTTCTGCGTGATCTGTCTGGCACAGGACATTAGGGAGCAGCGTGATGGCTAAATACACCAGAGCAAGAAACGTCGAGGAACACTTGAACGTGATCCGTGAATTCGAATTAAACATCCCAAGGAATCGTGACACATGGGAGCCACCTGAGCCGTATGTTCGGGAGTTTTTCTTCAAGCACCGGTCTGCCAAAAGGCACAGACCGGGGTCGGGTGGTCAGCAGCGAAGGAACTCGCACGGCATAACTGGTGAGGCACCGCGTGTCGGATCGGTGGTTGAGACCGCGCGTGGGGTGAAGCTGCGGGTCATCGCAAAGGCAAAAACCGAATGGAGCGGCGACTACCGCAATGGACAGACGGACACGTTTACCCACGTCCTTGCGGTGCCGGTGGACTACAAGCCGAAAGCTGCGGACTCGACGCCACCAGTGAATGACAACAAGGTGACGCCGTTGAAGATTACCGAGAGTCGCCAGCAGACGGTGACGACTCGGCCCTATGACACAGGTCAGCTACGCAAACAGATGCTTGCGAAGAATCCGGTGTGCCCGGTGACCGGAATAGACAGGCCGCAATTTTTGCGCGTGTCACATATCAAGCCGGACAGTGCCTGTGAATTCGATTGCGAGAAGACGGACGAAGCAAACATACTGATGCTGTCGTTGGCAGCGAACGAATTGTTTGACGGTCTATGCCCACAAGGGTTCAACGGCTGGAAGGGCCGCGCTGCGTGGATCACGTTTGCCGATGACGGCAAGTTGATGCGGAGCATTCACATGACAGGTGCCGAGTTAGACCGATTCGGAATCTCGCATCATGTGTCTATTTCCCACCTGTTGAAGGGTTGGGCAGGTCAGCGGCGGCGTGAATACTTGAAGTGGCACCGCGAAAACATGTTCTTGGACAATATCCGGAAGGAGGAATGGGATGGTTGAAAATACAGATAAATGCGTCGAGTGCGGGGAGTCCACAGCATTCGGCAGCGGCAGGTTTGTGAACAGGATTCCTGCCGACGAGGGCTGGTTGTGCCCTGACTGCTTGGCCGAGGTCTGCGAGACGTGCGGCGACGACGTGCTTGAGTACACCGGCAAGAACGGGTTCATCCAGTGCGATCCTTGCGCTGATGACTGGGGCCAACGTGAATCACGGCCCACACGGTAACCACCATTACGAGGAGAAACGAAATGGTGAACGAGGACAATAAAGAAAAGCCCGACTTTGACTGGGCACGCATCGACTGGCAGTGCGACAAAGGAATTTGTGAGTACGACGACCGCATTGCCGGTAAGTGTGAGTGTTACAACAAGGAGAAAGACAAATGAGTGTCTATGACAAGCGAGTGACGCGCGACATGCGTCAAACCATGCTGAAAATGCACAACAATCTGAAGGATATCAAGAACACGATTGAAGAATGCAACGACATCTGGGTTTCAGATCTGCGTCGTCTGGAAGAGATCATCCACACGCTGCACCAAGAGTTCGATTTTAAGCCGCCGCAGAAGACTGGCGCATATTATATGGACTGGATATTTGCCGAGGATGTGAAAGAGGAGAACGATGATGAGTAAAGGGCCATTCACCGGAGATCCAATTCAAGACATGTTCACGTTAAAGAACAGGTACGGCATGTACCAAGACGAGGACTACGAAGTGAAGTTCGTAAAGTCTGGTCTTTCAAATCTGATCTCAGGCTATGTATTCGAAGATTGCGAGGTGGTTTTTGACCCGGAGTTTCAGACAGTCAGTGTCACCGCCAGAGGTTTCGATGTGATCATCGAGTTAGGCAACACAGACTCGTGGAAAAATCCGTGTGGCAATGGCGGGCGTGACGAGGCCATGAGAGTCTTCATCAGGGATGTTGAATACCTTCACGAGGACGAACTTGTTGCCGACATTCATGTTCCCAAGAAGAGGGACGAATGAAGGTCGTCTGGGTTCTGGTGTTAGTCACAGGGTATGGTGTCGATTCGTTCGACACCAAATCCCTCGGCGGGTACGATACTATGGCTGAGTGTTATGTGGCATCGACCCAAATCTTCTGGGAACGGATGCCCATGAATCAGGAGGCACTCTGCATTAGAGTTGAGTATGAGGGAGCCTACTATGATGATTGAAGAAGGTGACGGCACGATGCAGCAGCGTCTGGACATGGGCCTTTGCCCGAAGTGCCAGACAGCCCTGGACCCTGGACCGGCGACCGTGTGCCGATGTTGTGGATTACAGATCAACGGTGTAAGTCAACCCCCCAACAGTACACCGTTGGTCGATATCGACGACGTTATCAGCAATGCTGGGTCATTACAGTGAACGATCTTGTATTAGAACCGATTGTCAGTTACCATCAACAATGGCACGGCAAGGAGATGTCAATGAACGAGACACATTTGATGCCGGAGGCATCTGAAACCAAGAGCATGGAGTGGGGCACCGCCGTTCAGGTAATCGACTGGTGCGTTAACGAAGTGCTGTGCACTCTTCACGAATGGCCCGAAGATTTTGAGGATGGTCAGGCCGACAAGGTCATGGAAGCATGGTCCCGGATTCTTCGGGGCTGATCATGATTAGTTCCATCATAGCGATCTGCAT